CGGTGGGCTAATTTATTGGAAGCAGGTGCCAACGCTGGGGTACCCATCGAGCTGCAAGCTCTCCCTTCGCAGTACATGACTATCTTAGCAACGTTGGGCTTTCCAAATAGAGTCGTAGGGTACAAGCTGATGGCTACGGAGATGCTAAACTTTACGCGTGAATCAGTCATGCATGAAAAGTATTGGAACCCTGAGTATTATTGGCAGGGATCACATCTTTACGGGCAATCACCGTTAAAAGCAGCGTTAAAGAATCTTACCCGTAATAACTACGCAAAAACAGCTTCAGCGGCCAAGTTTGAGAACGGGGGAGCGGATGGTATTTTGTACGTTAACGATGACCGCATCCAGCCTGAAGAAGGTTTGGAGCAAGCCAAAGCAGTTAAGCAAGTGCTGGCTTCCCAATACAGCGGAGCCTCCAACAGCGGCAAAATTGCAACAAGCGGCTTTCCGGTCGGATTCATCAAGGTGGGCGATTCAGTGGTAGATTTGAACATCTTGAAGGCTGAAGACCTTGACCTTAGAAGGCTTGCCAACATTTGGGGGGTACCTTCGCAGTTGCTGAATGACCCTGAGAATAAGACCTACAACAACCAAAAGGAAGGGGAGAAAGCACTTACACAAAGATGCGTGATGCCTCATCTGATTGCTACACGTGATCACCTCAACAAGAAAGTACAAAGTGATTGGGGATTGAAGGGTGAGAATGTTTACATAGACTTTGATGCTGATTGCTTTCAAGAACTGCACGAAGACAAGGCCGAGAAGTGGAAGTGGGTAAAGGAGCTGCCAGTACCTGAGGCTTACAAGCTCGAAATGATGGACTTAGACGTACCGGCCGATTTGCCAAAAGACCTTATCTTGTTTGATAGTGGAAAGGTGACTTTGCAGGAACTTTTGGCTACGATGGATGAAACGCAGCTGGCGCAAATTCAAGCCAACTTAAACGGCAGCGGAATGATAGATTATGAAAGTGGAGATCCAAGTTAAAATACAGGAGATAGTTAATGAAACTATTCCAATTCTGAAAACAGATTGCCCGTTGAAACGGATACATAAAAACGGGCTTAGACACATGATGACCGAGAAAATATGGGAGCTGATAAAACACTATGAGCAGAAGGGAGAAAATAAGGAAGAATGAACGGTTCCGTAGAAAGTACGAAAAACTTTTCTATGACCGTATTTACAAGGCTTTAGTTAGTCAGGTAAAATCATTCACTTCCGACATTAAGACCTCAGGCTTCGCAGTGGCTCAATCTCGGATGCAAACTACTCTTATCAACGCCAACATCGGGCCGGTTATACAACGTTTGTATTTGGTGGCAGGGAAAGCAAAAGCCGGGGAAGTTTATCAGCGATTGAGAAAGGAATCCAGGCAACAGAAAAACATGGGCTTTAACGCCACATGGACTCAACAGATACTTGACTATTTTGGTTTATTTTTGATGGATAAAGTAGTGGTACCGATTACAGCCACTACAAGAAAGATGATTGAAGAAAAAATAGCTCAGATGATTTCAGAAGGCCGCTCCATCGAGTGGTTGGTTCAGCAAGTGGAAACTTCGCAGTTTCTTGCATGGAGAGCGCGAATGATTGCCAGAACAGAATCCAATAGAGCCATCAACTTCGGTGCCAACATGGGAGCGCAGCAAACAGGCTTCGCCACATGGAAAGAGTGGGTAGCGGTGCATGATAACAGAACACGTCACAGTCACCTTGAACTTGACACACAAAAAATAGATATGAATCAGGAATTCCTGCCCGGTCTTGCTTACCCTGGGGATCCAAACGGAGCGCCTGATCAAACAATAAATTGCAGGTGCCATCTTGAGTACTCCATCAAGCGCGATGCCAACGGTAAGCCCATCATGGGGGCCGGTCGCACGTACACAGTAAGCCGTAGGCAATCCCGTACAGCACAACGATTAATTAATATGCTAAACAATCAATAAATGAAGAACTTTTTCAATACTAAAAATTTCAGCGGTGGGCTGATTGATTTATCAGAAAATGATAGGCGCGTAAAAGTTGCCATCTCTCAAATGGGCAGCAAAGACCTTGATGGGGATGTCATCGACTCAAGTGCCTACACAAAGACCTTGAACGAACGCGGCCCTAAAGCAAAGAATCAGATTTGGCATCTGACGGACCATAATCCTTCGCTGAAATCAGCCGTGGGTAAATTCAGTGAGCTGTATGTGGAAGGTGATATGTTGGTAGGGGTTACCAATATCCCCAACACTACCTGGGGTAACGATGTACTTGAATTTTACAAGAGCGGACATATAACTGAGCATTCAATCGGATTCAGGACTATTAAGGAAGAAACAAAAAGCGATTACAACCTGATTAAGGAAGTAATGTTGTACGAAGGTTCCGCTGTTCTGTGGGGGGCTAATCCAAATACACCCACTTTGTCGGCAGGAAAGTCCATTACTAAAGAGGAAGCCAACAGCGAATTGGAACAACTTAACAAAGACCTTGAACTTGTAACTAAAACACTTCGCAACGGAAACCTAAGCGATGAATCTTTCGAACTTGTCGAAATGAGGTTACAAATGTTAAACGAACGTATTAAGAATTTATTTGCAGCCATCCAGCAGCAAAATGAAACCATACAACCGGCCGAGGCCATTGTACCGGACTACGCGAAGGAAATGCAACTGATTAAAAACATAATAAAACTATTCTAACAAATGGAAAATGAATTGAAAGCCATCGAAGCAGGCGTAAAAGGCTTCAACGAAAAAGCTGCCCAGTTTGAAGCTGGCTTGAGCGAAGTTAAATCTTCAGTAAATGTATTGCGTGACGAGGCTGATAAGAATCAGAAAGCACTTGATTCTCTTATTGCTGCACAAAATACTATCGCCAAAACTTTTGAAGGTAAGAAATCCTTTAATCAGGTATTTGCTGATCAAGTGAAAGAAGAGTGGGCTGATTTGTCAAAGTCCCTTTCCCGTGGTGGTGGCCGTTATAAGATGGAACTGAAAGCAGTTGGTAACATGACCATCTCCAATAACCTGACTGGTGATAGCGTGGTAAACTATGGCACCAACGCCATCCTGCCTTCGCAAATGCCTAACTTCCGTGACCTGATTAGAACTTCTAACAGCTGCACTTTGGTACAGGCTTACTACCGTGAGTCAGCCGGTGAAGGTTCAATCACTGCACAAACTGAAGGTAGTGCAAAGTCTCAAATTGACTTTGATTTGACCGAGGTTAAAACCGTTACTAAGTACGTATCTGGTTTCGCCAGGTTCTCAAAGCAGTTAGCTAAATCTTTGCCTTTCTTCCAATTGCCTCCAAAAGTTCAAGATTTCAAAAGTAGATCCTTCAATCACAATAACCGTATCCTTCGTAATATTATCCTCTAACGATGTCTTGTAAAAACAAACGAAATCGCAAAGATCCGTCATCATGTCCTTGCCGTCAATAAATACCCTGGCACCTCCAGTTCTTGTTAGACTTCCCCTTGTCGTACAAAGATTGCTAAAGCTATCGAAATAGCCTCCGCTGCCGTCCTCTGTCTTGGTTACGGTCTTGAATGTTGCGATATGCCAAAAGTCACCTAAACGAGCCAAGATTTCAATTTAAATTGTGATAACAGCTTTCTTGCCTGTTCGCTCTGAATTCCTGCGTCATTACTTTCCCCTCTGTTGCTATACCTCCAAACCACTTCTTCAACGATGGCTTGTTTTAATGATTTAGGCACCTGCAAACCAACGGCAGGATAACCGGCCGAATATGTAACTTTCAAGTAGTCGTACATGGGACTAACGATGTAAGGATACTTACCACCTCTTACAGTGTACTGAGTCACAGCATCGCCATCCGCATCAACGATGGCAGTAATTTCATCAACAGGCGCGCCAGGTAGAACAATATTACCGCACTCATTTCTAAGTTCGGCTTCGATGGACTTTTCAATAATTGATATCTCACAGAACCTTTCTACGGCTTCGCGGCAATTGCTAATGAGCATAGCAATAAAAGTATCATCGTCATTGAAGTCGTAATCAGTAGTCGTATCAAATCTCATGTTTAACTGAAAT